ATGAAATTGTTTGGTCGTAAGGCCGCTCGGGATGCCGGGCGGCCTTTTTTGTTGGGTGCGTCTTTTGGGGAGATTGGGGCCGCGTGGCCCCGGTCTTATGAGGGGCAGGTGCGGGAGGCTGTGCTGGCCAATCCGGTGGCTCAGCGGGCCTTGCGGCTGGTGGCCGAGGGGGTTGGCGGGGCTCCGGTTTTCGGGATCGAGGGGAGTGCTTCGAGACGCCATTTCGACAGGCTCAATGGCTCCTCAGCACGAACGGATGGGGCGGAGCATGTTGGGCGGGGTGATTCCTCAGGACGAACGGATAGCGGGGCGCTGGCGGTTTCTCTCGTCAAGAATGGCGCTTTGCTGGAGACGGTGGCGGCGCATTTGCTGTTGCATGGCAATGCCTTTGTTCAGGTGATCCAGGATGCGGGTGGGGAACCGGTGGAGCTGTTTGCGCTCCGCCCTGAGCGGGTGAGCGTGGAGACGGATGGGGGCGGGTGGCCTTCCGCTTATCTTTACAAGGCGGGGGCGGCGCGGACACGGTTTGCGGCGCGGGACGGGCTGGGGCGGCCCTCCATTCTGCATTTGAAGGCGGTGCATCCGCTGGACGATCATTATGGCCTGGGGTGCTTGGGCGCGGCGGCGGGGGCGGTGGCGATCCACAATGCGGCGACGCGGTGGAACAAGGCTTTGCTCGACAATGCGGCGCGGCCTTCGGGGGCCTTGGTTTACGAACCGGGGGACGGTGCGGCCCTGTCCCGCGACCAATATGGGCGGTTGAAGGCGGAAATGGAGGCGGCGTTTCAGGGCGCGGCCAATGCCGGGCGGCCGATGCTGCTGGAGGGCGGATTGAAGTGGCAGGCGATGAGTTTGACGCCGGCGGACATGGATTTTGTCGGGCTGAAGGCGACAGCGGCGCGGGAGATTGCGCTGGCATTCGGCGTGCCGCCGATGCTGCTCGGGCTGCCGGGGGATGCGACTTACGCCAATTACCGGGAGGCGAACCGGGCGCTTTGGCGGCTCACCTTGCTGCCGATGCTGGACAAGATTCTGGGTGGGATTTCGGCGGGGCTTTCGAGCTGGTGGCCGGGCGTGAAGCTGGAGGTCGACCTCGATCTCGTCACGGCGCTGGCGGAGGATCGCGAGCGGCTTTGGGCGCAGGTGAGTGCTGCGGAGTTCCTGACGGCGGACGAGAAGAGGGAGATGCTGGGGTTTTCGCCCATTCGTCATGCTGAACTTGGTTCAGCATCTATCTCTCCGGCAGCCGGATAAGTGGAAGCATGGACCCTGAAACAAGTTCAGGGTGACTAAGGGGGTTTTCGCCGGGGTGACGACTATCAGGCAAGGAGAATAAAGGTGAGCGAGGGGCAGGGGGTCATGCTCGCGCGGCTGATGGCGCAGGCGGAGGGGAAGGGCGTGGAGCTGGTGACGCTGCGCGCGCTCGTCGAGGAGGCGAGCCAGGCGGGGGCGGAGCGGGCGCTGGGCGCGATCGGGCTGAACGAGCCCGGCGCGCGGCGGGACATGGATGAGTTGCGTGAGCTTTTGCAGGCGTGGCGGGATGCGAAACGGTCCGCGCGGGCGGCCTTTGTGGGCTGGGTGGTGCGGATCGGGTTGGCGCTGCTGGTGGTCGGCATGGCGGTGAAGATGGGAGTGAAGGATTTGATCCTTCCTTAGGACCGATCACCATCCAGCTGATGCCGGGCTGCAAATGGCGTTTTCCTGCGCTTCCGGTGCTCACGTACTGAAGTACGCTGCGCTCCAGTTCTCGAACAACACCATTTTCGCTCTGGCCTGAGCTGAATGGCGATCGGTCCTGAAAACGCTTCTCGACTTCGCTCGAAGCGAACGGGTGGGAGGTTTTGATGAGATTTGCGGGTTATGCCGCCGTGTTCGACCGGGTCGATCGCGGGGGGGATGTCGTGCGGGCGGGGGCCTTTGCGCGGGCGCTGAAAGACGGGGGCGGGGTGCCCTTGCTGTGGCAGCATCAGGCGGGGCGGCCGATCGGGCGGATCGAGATGCTGGCGGAAGACAGGCGCGGGCTGCGGGTGATCGGGCGGGTGCTGGATGGCGAGGCGGCGCGGCTGCTTGGCGCGGGCGCGGTGCGGGGGCTTTCCTTTGGCTATCGGGTGCGGGCGGGCCGTCCTTCGACAGGCTCAGGACTAGCGGGGAGGGAGCTCACCGACCTTGATCTTGTCGAGGTGAGTTTGGTGACTTTCCCGATGCAGCCCCAGGCGCGGGTGCATGCGGTGGAGGGGTGAAGACCTCTTCGCAATTTCGAAAATGGCGGTGTTCATGGACCCCGGATCAAGTCCGGGGTGACGGTTTGGTGCGTGAGGAGAATGTGCATGTTGGAAGTGAAAGCGGGTGCGTTGGAGGCTTCGTTCGAGGCGATCGAGGGCCGGGATGAGGATGTGGCGGCGCTTCGTGATGAAGTGGCGGCGTTGAGGGGCAGGCTCGACGCGGCGGCTGTGGCGGGGGCGCGGGCGCCTTTGTCGGGCGTGAAAAGCGCGGCCTTTGGCGATTATCTGCGCAAGGGCGCCGAGAGCGGGCTTGAGGTGAAGGCGGTGTCGGGCGCCACCGATGCGGCGGGCGGCTATGCGGTGCCTGAGGAAGTCGATGCGGTGATCGAGAAGACGCTGAGCGCGATTTCGCCGATCCGCGCGATCGCCAATGTCGTGAAGGTGGGTTCGGCCGGCTATCGCAAGCTCGTGACGACGGGCGGCACGCCTTCGGGCTGGGTTTCGGACAGCGCGGCGCGTCCGGAGACGGACACGCCGGATTTTGCCGAAGTGGCGCCGCCCTTTGGCGAGCTTTACGCCAATCCGGCGGCGAGCCAGGCGATGCTCGACGATGCGGCGTTCGATGTCGAGGCGTGGCTGGGGCAGGAGATTGCCACGGAATTTGCGCGGGCCGAGGGGGCGGCGTTCGTGTCGGGTTCGGGGACGAACAGGCCGCGCGGGTTTCTGGCTTCGCCCAACTCGGCGCAGGCTGATGGGGTGCGGCCGTTTGGCACGCTGCAATTTGTCGCAACGGGCGCGGCGGGTGCGTTTCCGGGGAGCAATCCGCAGGACAAGCTCATCGACCTCGTCCAATCCTTGCGGGCGCCTTATCGCCAGGGTGCGGTGTTCGTGATGAATTCGGCGACCGCGGCGCGGATCCGCAAGTTCAAGACGAGCGATGGCGCGTTCCTGTGGCAGCCGGGGCTTGTGGCGGGGCAGCCGGATACGCTGCTTGGCTATCCGGTGATTGAGGCCGAGGACATGCCGGATGTGGCGGCGGATAGCCTTTCGATCGCGTTCGGCAATTTCAAGGCGGGGTATTTGATTGCAGAGCGGAGCGAGACGCAGATTTTGCGGGATCCGTTCACGAATAAGCCGTTCGTGCATTTCTATGCAACGAAGCGGGTTGGCGGGGCTGTGGTGAATAGCGAGGCGATCAAGTTGCTGAAGTTCTCGGCCTGATGAATCGAGGGGGGCCGCGCTTGGGCGCGGTTACCCCTCACCCAGCTTCGACTAGGCGGCAGAGCCGCCAAGTCTGCGCAACCCTCTCCCACAAGGGGAGAGGGGATTTCTTGGGGCGGGGCTTTATGGGACAGGTGATTGAGGGTGGGGCGCTGGAGGCGGCTCTGGCGGCGGTGAAGGCTTATGTGCGGGTTGAGGGCACAGGCGAGGATGCGGTGCTTGGCGCAATGACGGCGAGTGCGGTGGAAATGTGCGAGGCATTTATCGGACAGTGGCTGGTGGCGCGCGACGGCAGTGAGGCTGTGGAGCGCGGCGTGCGGTGGCAGCGGCTGAAAGCGCGGCCGGTGGTGGCGATTATGGGTGTCGAGCCGCTCGTGATGGGGGCGTTTGAGATCGACATCGATGCCGACGGATGCGGCTGGGTGCGGCTTCTCGAAGAGACGGCTGAAGTGCCGCGAGCCTTGTTCCGCGCGGGAATGGCGGCGGAGTGGGGCGGACTGCCCGAGGCGTTGCGGCATGGGATCGTGCGGTTGGCCGCGCATCTTTATGCGGCGCGCGACGGCGCAGGAAATGGCGCGCCGCCGGCGGTGGTAACGGCGCTGTGGCGGCCATACCGACATATCTTGTTCGGGCGGGCAAGCTGATGCTGGCCGGGTTGGAGCAGCGCGTGCGGGCGCTGGGCGACGCGAGGATCGCCGCGGCTGCCGAACGGGTGGCGGGGCAGATCCGCGCGGCACTGCCGGGCGACGTGACGGTGGATGCGGTGGAGGGCGGTATCCTGCTTTCAGGACGGGCGCTGCAACGGCGCTTCGTGCTGGACGATCGGTTCAAATGGTTGATGGCGGAGATCGGGCGATGACGGCGGTGTTGACGGAAGCGGTCATCGCCGCGCTGGAAAAGCTGGATATTCCGGGCGGCGTCCATGACGCGGCGCCGGAGCGGGCGGCCTATCCCCATGCGTTCGTGGATATTGGACCCGTGAGCGACTGGGGAAATAAGAGCGGCGCGGGCCGGGAGGCGAGGATCGCGGTGACGATCGCCGACAAGGGGCGGAGCGCGGCGAGATTGCACGGGCTGATGAACGAGGCGGAAGGCGCGGTGTCGGCGGTTGGCGCGGTGTCTGGGTGGTCGCTCGTGAGCCTGCGCTTCTTGCGGAGCCGTGTGGCGCGGGACCGGGACGGACGCTGGGCCGGTGTGATTGAATTTCGGGCGCGGATGCTGGCCGCGTAAGTTGTGCCGCTGGGCTCCTGCTTTCGCAGGAGCACATTGGGCGGGCTTAGTTTGGCTGCGTGCCGGATTCCCTGAAGCCGCGATAATCTTCCATCGCGACGGCGAGATAATCTTCGATCTGCAAGTTTGCGCCTTCTTCGGCGTCGGCGCGCTTAAAGCCGCGTGCCAGGTCCGAATTGATGAGCGCGGTGCGAAGCGCCGCTTCCTCCGTCGCGCAGGCGGGCTTGACCGCCGCGTCGAAGGCTTCGGGCTCGTCCTTCTTGGCGAGATGATCGCGTGTCACCTTGGTCAGGCATTGGGCAAAGGCCTTGCGGGCCGGAATGACAGGATCGGCTTGTGCGGCGGCGAGAGCCAGGACCGCGCTGAACGTGAAAGAAAACATGGCGAATTCCATCGCTGTTTTGACTGTAAGGAGAATGACTCATGCCAGCGGAAAAGGGAAGCGCGTTCCTGCTGAAAATCGGCAATGGCGGCGCCCCGCCCCAGTTCAGCACAGTTGCCGGAATGCGCGCGACACAAATGTCGGTGAGCGGTGAGGCGGTGAACATCACGAGCAAGGATAGCGGCGGGTGGCGCGAGCTATTGTCGGGCGCGGGGACGCGATCGGTGGCAGTGTCGGCGAGCGGGATTTTTACCGGATCGGCCGCCGAGACGCGACTGCGCGGCCATGCGCTGTCGGGCACGATCGACGATTATGAACTGAGCTTTGAAAGCGGGGAAAGGATGCGGGGGCGCTTCCTGGTCACGCGGCTCGATTATTCGGGCGATTATAATGGCGAGCGCAACTATGCGCTGAGCCTGGAAAGCTCCGGCGCGGTGACGTCTTTATGAGCGGGGCGAAAAAGGCGGCCGGGACGGGTGGGGACCGCGCCCGGCCTGCATCGGGGATGGGGGATACGATCCCGATAACGGCCCGGGGCGAAGCGGCTTTAATCGTGCGGGGGCAGAGGGTGCTGATCCGACCCACTTTCGCGGCTTTGGTGGCGGCGGAAGAGGAGCTGGGGGCGCTGTTTCCGCTGGCCGAACGGGCGGCGGCGGGCGGGCTTGGCATCGGCGAGATGGCTGGGTTGATCTGGCATTGCGTGGAGGCGCGGGACGGATTGAGCCGCGAGGATGTTGGCGCGGCGGTCGTCGAGATGGGGATTGCGAAAGCGGTGCCGGTGCTGCGGACGGTGCTTGTGCAGATTTTGCAGGGGCGGTGAGCTCCCTCTCCCCTTGGGAGAGGGCAGGGGTGAGGGCGAGCAATGGTTGAGGATATTTTGCGATCACCCTCACCCTCACCCTCACCCAACCCTCTCCCGGGGGGAGAGGGCTTTGCTGGCGCGGCGGCGCGGCTGGCGGGGATGGCGGGGGCGGTGCTGGGCTGGCGGGCGGACGAGTTTTGGAGCGCGACCCCTGCCGAGCTGGCCGCTGTGATCGGATTTCTGGCGCCTGAAAGCGAGGCAGTTGGGCGCGGGGAGCTGGAGCGCTTGATGGCGCTTTATCCGGACGGGGCGGTGTTCAGAGATCCCGGACTTGATCCGGGATGACGACAGGGGGTTTCGGGGCATGGATGAGGAAATCGAACGGCTGCTCGTCAGTGTGCGGGCGGATACGGGGGCGTTTGCGCGCGATGTTGCCGAGATGCGCGGGCAGCTGGATGGACCTTTGGCGGCCGGCGCGGACAAAGCGGGGCGGGCACTGGAGACGGCGCTGACCCGGGCGGTGATGACGGGGAAGATGGGCTTTGACGATCTGAAGCGGGTCGCCTTGTCCGCGATGGCGGAGATTGCCGGGTCGGCGATACGCGGCGGGATCGGGGCGATTCTGGCCGGCGGGAGCGGTGGCGGGCAGGGGTTGCTGGCTTCGGCGGGGCAATTGCTGGCCGGTGCCTTGGGCGCGCCGGGGCGGGCGACGGGCGGGCCGGTGGCGCCCGGGCGGGCCTATATGGTCGGCGAGCGTGGGCCGGAATTGTTCGTGCCGACGACGAGCGGGCGGGTTGAGGCTGGCTTGCCGGGTAGTGGTCGCGATGTGCGGCTGTCGATCACGATTAACGCGGGCGGCGGGAATGAGCCGCAGGCGCTGGCGCAATCGAGCCGGCAGGTCGCGCGGGCTGTGCGGCGGGCGCTGATGCAATTGGACGATTGAATAGCCCCTCCCTTTCAAGGGAGGGGTTGGGGTGGGTGATGTCGTAAGGCTGCGTGGGTGGAGAGATTCACCCACCCCTCGATCCCCTCCCTTGAAAGGGAGGGGAGGAAGTCATGGGGCATTGGCTGGCTTCAGGTGAGAGCGCGCGGCCTTCGGGCGTGATGAAGCGCTTCGATGCGCGGTTTTGGACGGTGAATTTTCCGCGGCCGATGATGGCGGGGGTGACGACGATCGGGCCCAATGCGCTTCGGGTCGATGCGGTTTTCTATAAGGCGAACGATCTCGCCGGGCTGATCTGGGACGCGGAGGATGTGCATGATCATGCACTGCTTCGCTACGAAACGAGCCGGGATTTTCGAGCCTGCGCGCTGAAGTTCCGGTGGCGGAGCGGGGGCTTAAGGCGGCTCGACGAGACGTTCGGGCCGACGATGACGATCGAGGGGCGGGATGCGGGCGGGGCGCCGCGCACCTGGTATGTGCGGCTATGGAATTATGCGGTGGGCGCGCCGGACAATGCGGTGGTGACGATCGATTTTTCCAAGCTGAAGGGCGGATATAGCCCGACGGGTGGGACCGATCCGGTGTTTGCCGGGGACATCGACCGGCTGTTCATATCGCTCGCGCCGCCGGGTTATACGCAGGCTGATGGGCCGCTTGGCGCTCCGCAGGAGGGCTGGGCGGAGATGAGCGAGATATCGTGCGACGGCGCGGGATCGGTGCTTGGCGTTGGCGAGACTTTGGTGCCCGAGCATGATCTGCGGATCGCGACCGGATATGACGATTGCTATCATCTGACGCCGGAGAGGGTGCTAAGGAATGCCCTGCATCTTGGGTACCGGAAGGTCATCAATCACTATGTCGGCATGAGCCATTATTTCCGGCTCGAGGCGAATAGCGGGGGTTTCTACATCAGCCTCTCGGGAGGGGTGCTGAATGCGCCTTGCACGGCCTGGCATCGGGATTTCGCGGAGCGGGCCAAGCGGCTGGGTTATGAGATCATCCTGTCGCTATCCTATGAATTATTCGACCAGCATGTTTGGAACGATTGGAAGCAAAGGACGGAGCAGGGCGCGCCGGCGCTGACCGGCTGGGCGCCGCCGTCCACCCTCCTTTCGCCCGCGCATGACGGAGCGATGTACTATCTCCGGGTGGTGGCTTTGGCCTTTGTCGCGATCGCCAAGGCGGCGGGGCAGAGGGTGCGGTTTCAGGTTGGCGAGCCTTGGTGGTGGGTCACGGCGGAGGGGAAGCCTTGCCTTTATGACGCGGCCGCTTGGGCGGCGTTCGGGTCGGAGATCGTGTCTATTCCCGATGTGAAGGCGCCGCTGAACGCCGCGCAGAAACGGATGCTCGATAGGGCTGGCGAGATGCTGGCGGCGTCGACGGCGGCACTGGCTGGGATCGTGAAATGGGATGCGCCGGACGCGGAGACATCGATCCTCGTCTACCTGCCGACGGTACTGGACCGGAAGGCGCCGGAATTGAAGCGGGCCAATGTGCCGGTGGGGTGGGCCTCTCCCGCCTTCGATGTGTTGCAGCTGGAAGATTATGATTGGGTGACGGCGGGGAATGAGGGGGCGACTTCGCTTGGCTTTGCCGAAATGCGGCAGAGGCTCGGCTATCCGATCGAGAGGCAGCATTATTTTTCGGGCTTCGTTTTGCGGCCCGAAGAGAAAGCGCAGTGGCGGCATATCGCGAAGGCGGCGCTTGGGGCGCGGCGGCGGGGGTTTGAGGACGTTTTCGTCTGGGCGCTGCCGCAGGTGATGCGGGACGGATTTACCTATTTCGAAGAGGAGGAGGCTGTGGAGGCTTTCGAGGACGTGCGCTTTCCGGTCGCGATCGGAAAAGAGGCGAGCGTGGAGCCTGCCTTTTCGACGCAGGTGGTGACAACAGCCGGGGGAGTCGAGCATCGCACGAGCGACTGGGCGGATGCGCGGTTGCGCTTCGATGCGGGGCCGGGGGTGAGGGGCGAGGCGGAGCTTGGGGAGCTGATCGCATTTTTCCGGGCGCGGCGCGGGGCAGCGGTAGCGTTCCGGTTCGAGGATCCGTTCGATCATAGTTCGAACGGGATGACCGGTGTGCCGGGGGCTTTGGATCAGCGGCTGGGTATCGGGGATGGGGTTCGGACCTCGTTTCCGCTGGTGAAGCTTTATGACGGGCAGGAGCGGCGGGTGACGCGGCCTGTCACTGGGTCTGTGCGGGTGTCGGTGAACGGCGCGGAGCGGGTCAGCGGGTGGACGCTTGGGGCCCTTGGCGTGGTGCAGTTTGGCGAGGCGCCAGCGGCGGGGGCGGAGGTTCGGGCCGGGTTCCGCTTCGATGTGCCGGTGCGTTTTGCGGAGGACCGGTTGAGTGTGAACCGGGCGACTTTTGCTGCCGGAGAGGTGGCGAGTGTGCCGCTGATCGAGGTGCGGGAAGGGTAGTTGAGCCCTTGTACGTCATGCCGGCGGAAGCCGGCATCTCGTGACGAAAAGGCGCGTCTTCCGGGCTGAGACCCCGGCTTTCGCCGAGGTGACGCGGGTCTGTTTGCGGGGATTTATGACTGCATTTCTAAATGAGCCGGTCGGCACGATCGCCTTCTGCTGGCGGATCGAGCGGGCGGATGGCGTGTGCCTGGGCTTTACGACGCATGATCGCGATCTAGAGATTGGCCATCTTACCTATCGCGCGGCGCCGGGGATGCTGCCCTCGGCGATTACCATGACGGACGGGTTTGATGCGGCGCGGCTGGAAATTGGCGGGGCCTTGTCCAGTGCGGCGATTACCGAGCGGGACTTGCAGGCGGGCCGCTGGGACGGCGCGGCGGTGCGCATTTTCATGACGGATTGGGCCGATCCGGGTGCCGAACAGCTGGTGCTGGCGCGGGGCGAGATTGGCGATGTCAGCATGGAAGGCATGGCTTTTTCCGCCGAATTGCGGGGCATGACGGCGGCGTTGGAGCGGCCGGTTTCGGAGCAGACGTCACCGGAATGCCGGGCTTCGCTGGGGGATCGGCGCTGCCGGGTGGATCTGGCGGGGCGGACGCGGGTGACGCATGTGATGGCGTTTGACGAGGATGTGCTGACGGTGGCCGATGCGGCGGCGGGCAATGCTTCTGGCTATGGGCGGCTGCGCTGGATCGGCGGGGCGAATAGCGGGCTGCAAAGCCGCATTGCCTCGTCGGCGGGGACGCGGCTGACTTTGGCGGAGCCGCCGCCCTTTCTGCCGGAGGCTGGCGATCGGGTCGAGATTGTCGAGGGGTGCGACCGCAGCTTTGCGACGTGCCGGACGCGTTTTGGCAATGCGGTGAACTTCCGGGGCGAGCCGCATCTGCCGGGCATGGATCTTCTGACCCGCTATCCGGGAACCTGACATGACGAAAATGGGAGACGCCATCGCCGCGCGGGCGCGGGCGATGGTTGGCGTGCGCTTCCGGCCGCAGGGGCGGAGCGCGGCGGAAGGGCTCGATTGCATCGGGCTCGTCGCGGTCGCGGCGCGGGTGAAGAATGTGCGGCGTGACTATGCCTTGCGGGGCGGGACGGTCGCGGAGCTTTGTGAGGGGCTGCGAGCAGCGAATATGCGGGCGGTGAAGACGGCGGAGCGTGGGGACGTGCTGGTGCTGAAGGCGGGGGCCGAGCAACTGCACCTCGCCATCGTGACGGATGACGGCTTTGTTCATGCCGATGCGGGGGCGAGGATGGTGGTGGAGCGGCCGGGCGCGCCGGACTGGCCGGTGGTGAGTATCTGGCGGAAGAGGGCGCGGGGCTGATGGCGACTTTAGTGTTCACGGCGGTCGGCACCGCGATTGGCGGGCCGATCGGCGGCATGATCGGCGCGATGGTCGGCCAGCAGGTCGATGGCGCGCTGTTTGCTCCAAAGGCGCGGCAGGGACCGCGGCTCGGCGATTTGGCGGTGCAGACGTCATCCTATGGCTCGCATATCCCCAAGATTTTCGGGACCGTGCGCGCTGCGGGAACGGTAATCTGGGCGACGGATTTGAAGGAAAGCCGCAGCACGAGCGGGGGTGGCAAGGGGAAGCCGAAAGTCACAAGCTACAGCTATTCGGCTTCGTTCGCGGTGGCGATTTCGGGCCGGCGGATCGCGGATGTGCGAAGGATTTGGGCGGACGGAAAATTGCTGCGCGGGGCGGCGGGCGACTTCAAGAGCCGGACGAAATACCGGTTGTATCGCGGGACTGAAGAGCAGGCGCCCGATCCGATGATCGCATCGCGAGAGGGGATCGGATCGACGTCCGCGTTTCGCGGCATCGCTTATGCGGTGTTCGAGGATTTTCAGCTTGCCGATTACGGCAATCGCATTCCGTCGCTCACGTTCGAGATCGTCGCGGACGATGGCGCGGTGAATGTTGCCGCCATGGCGTCTGAATTGAGCGGCGGCGTCATGACGGCGGGAAGCGCGCCTTCGATCGGCGGTTATGCGGCGAGCGGGGACAGTATTGCGGGGGCGATCGAGCCACTGATCGACGCGATGCCACTGTCCCTGCAGGAAGGCGCCGACGGTGACCTTCGTATCGGTAGCCTGGGAGAGGCAATGGTCGAGCTTGCGGCCTCCGACACTGGCGTGTGGGGACCGGGAGATGCGGGAGGGCGCGCCGAGTTCAGCCGCAAGGCGCCGGGGCTGACACCCGCCGATATCACCATCGCTTATCACGATCCGGCGCGCGACTATCAGACGGGCTTGCAGCGCGCCGTGCGGGGCGAGGCGAATGGGCGCGCGGAGCGGCGGGCCATGCCCGCGACCTTGTCCGCGGGCATGGCCAAGGGCTTTGCGGAATATCGGCTGAAAACGGCCTGGTCGCGGCGGGAAGCAGGCAAGGCTCATATTGGCTGGCGTGAGGTGGAACTGACGCCGGGCCGGCTTGTCACGCTGGAGGGGCGGCCTGGCCTTTGGCGTGTCGGGCGGACCACGTTCGACCGGATGGTGGTGACCGCCGACCTGCTGCGCGTCCCGGGCGGGGCGCCCCAGATCATCGACGCGACGCCTGGTCGCGCGACGGGCGAAGAAGACGCTGCGCACGGTGGAACCATGCTGGTCGTGGCGGATCTGCCACTGGGCGATGATGCCCAGCGGACCAAGCCGCTATTGTTTGTGGCAGCAGCAGGCCGGGCGGCGGGATGGCGGCAAGCCGAGCTGATCCTGAGCTACGATGGCGGGACGAGTTGGGAAGCGGTGGGCATTACTGCCGGGCCAGCGGCGATGGGCATATTGGAGCAGCCGCTCCCCGCCGCCGGATCAGCTATGCTCGACCTTATAAACACGATCGAGGTGGCATTGCCGCATGATGGCATGTGGCTGGAAAGCTGCGACGACGATGCCTTGGCAGCGGGGCGCAATCTGGCCCTGGTTGGTCAGGAACTGATCCAATTCGGTGCTGCCGAACCTTTGGGCGGCGGGCATTTCCGCTTGTCCCGGCTTTTGCGCGGGCGGCGCGGGACGGAATGGGCGGCCGGGACGGCGGGCGCGGGGGCGCCATTCGTTCTCCTTGAAACAGACAGCCTTTCAGTCATCGAACCGCCCATCGCCATGATCGGGGCCAATGCACGGATCGTTGGGCAAGGTATTGGTGACGCGGCCGAGGGGGTGGCAGCGGAGTGCGTGGTGAGTGGCGAGGCGATCCGGCCCCCTGCGCCGGTCCATCTCCGCGCGATCCCCACAGCAACGGGCCTCGAATTGAAGTGGGTGCGGCGGAGCCGGTCGGGCTGGGCATGGCTCGACGGAGGCGATACGCCGATGGGCGAGGAAGGTGAGCGCTACGAGGTGCGGTTGTCGGGCGCTGGCTTCGAGCGGCGCGTGGAAACGACGGAACCGGCCTTCCTCTATGGGCCGGCCGCTCGGGCGGCGGACGGTCATCCCGCATCCATAAGCGTCGAGATCGTTCAGATCGGAACGCTAGTACGCTCACGCCCCGCCACTGCGACCTTCTCACTTTAA